AGGTTTTATTGGACTCTACCTGAAGCAAGAGTAGAGTCTATCCTCAAAAAATTTCCTGATGGTTATACAAGACCAGACTTAGCAAACATAGATCGTAACTACTATATGTTTTCTGATCTCATCAATTATCAACTTTCCTTTGTGAAGCTTGGTATGCGATTTGGTATTGATAGCTCTACAGCCCAGGAAATCATCTATCAAATGTATGACATGAGTTCTTCCGATAATGAGAAGACCAGGGATCAAATTTGGTATGAGAGAACTAAACTTAGCTACATGAAATCTGTGACGGAGAATTACAAATGAACAGATATGAAATCAAAGAACCAATATGGAAAACAAGAAGTGTGGGTATAGCAGAACATCGACTCAAAAAAGATTTATTGGTTGATATTGTCTATCGCAATAAAGATGGCCAAAGAGTTTATCCTGATACATACATTGTCAGAGAAGGATCAACTCTTAATTATCCATCACAAAACATTAAAGGTAACAAAGTTTATTGGATACCGATTTCAGAATTGGAGGTTTATAAATGAAAAGAGTAACTAAAAAACAATTAGAGGGAGCAAAAAAAAATTACAAATCAAATTATAAAACAGCTCCAAAAGTTGAAAGCCTTGTCAGACATTTAAATAATGAGCCAATTTTTGTAGAAACAATTTGTAATGCTTTAGATATGTATATTGACATATTAGGTTCGACTCCACCTAGTTCTTGGTATGGAAATACAAAAGCTAATCATGAGTCAAGAATTGATATTGCATCATATCTTAATCGAAAAATAAGAGAATTACGTTAGCATTGAAATCAAAAGCTAAGATATCAGACTTTGGTGGCCAGGATATAATCAAAGGTGAGAATGGTAAACTTTATCGATTACCTGATTACCAGGAAATTGAATATGTTGAACAAGCTAAAGATCCAAAAAGATTAGAATTAAAATATAAAGATCTTTTACATTGGTATTTTAAACAAGGAGCTTTGTATCCGAAAGACAAAGAACTTAATGAAACTTTGTATGCTGTTGGATATCGATACCAGGACTTATATCATCGTGCTGGTTATGTTCAAAAAACAACAGCAGTTTTAATGAAAGATCATATCCAGGCAGATATTGAAGAAACATTAAATACTACCGGTGATTGTCAGACTGCTATTTTAAAAGCTAATAGAGAACTCAAGAGCTACGCTCCAATCATTATCCAGGTATTGATAGATAATCAACCAGCAAGAAAACATATAACTAAGTTCAGAGAAGGACTCCAGGTATTAGCCGATCATTGGGGTTATTAATAGCGAAAATACTTCACTGTTCACATGACGTTCATAAATATTTGGGTGTCTATATGATATTATCATTACATAGTCGAGAATTGTGACTAGAGGATGGGTATAAGGATTAAAAATGTATATACCTGAAACTCAACTTTATGTCGAAATCATCAGCCAGGCAATGCGTGATGCACTGGGATTATCCGGTGATCCTCAATATAACCAATTTGTAAAATCTCAAGCCCGGGCATGGTTCGATGTTAATGATCCAGATTTCATCTACATCTGTCATTTAATGGGCATGGAGCCTAAAAGCGTAATCAAGACCTTACAGAAGTTCAGTAAAGAAAAAAAAAACTTCGTGAGGAATTTCAAAATAGACCGGAAGAATTAAACAGAATGATGTGTTATGAAATCAGACAAAACTCAGAATACAAGTCGTTTCATAATATTTGAAGAGAAAGACGGCACATTCAGTGTTGTCATCCGGGTTAATCCTTTTCTCACTAAAAAACAAGCGAAAGAATTTATAGATCTAATTGCATACGAAAATGGCTACGAAACAGAAGAACTCATCGACACAGGAGAAGAAAGAACTCTCCATTAAAAAGGGTAGACCAAGCAAGTATTCGACTACATTAATTAAAGAAGTTTTAGATGACATCCGAGATGGTCAATCGGTACTCAAGTCTCTTCAGGCCCGGAGACTAGCTTATTCCACTTTCTCCACATACTTAGAGAAAGACAAAGACATTAAACAGCAGTATCTCAATGCTAGAGAGTGTGGTGCAGAACATGGTGTCCAGAAGCTAGATGACAAGTTCGATGATTACTTTGACCGACTAGCCAAAGGCGAGAAGGTGTCCTTACAAGAAGTGAAGTTACTCGAGATATATACAAAGCATATTCATCACATGGCCGGGAAGGTGTCTCCATTATATGGAACAGACAAAGACAGGCAGAGAATGGCTATACAAACTACATCAGGAGAGAAGATAGTATTTGAATGGGGAAGTTAAATGTATGAGAATATAAAACAAATTATAATTAAATTGTGGGAAATAGTAGAGAATATAGTAGAATTTATCATTAGAGTCTTAGGTTCAATCTGGAGATTAGTATTGAAAATCCTAGGTTATTTGAGAGTGGTAACATCTCAGCTCTATTCTGGCATCAAATCTATATATAGTAGGTATTTTTAGTTCCTATAATACAGATTATGCAACAAAAAAAAAGCCTTATTTTTAGCCATTTTTATAGGTAATAATTTATTACAACCAAGGAGATACTATATATTGATTTCCCCCCACCTGGCCCTGTGACCAGACCTGGTAACCCATATATACACAAGCACCATTTTTCAATGAGATTTTCACCCTATCAGGTTTTTAATTGGAGTAGGGAGGAACAAATGAAGTATCGAAAGTGCATTGTTTGTCAGAAATGGGGGTCTTTTGGTGTTCCTGTTCAATATGGGAACTATGAATTTTACTGTGGAGAACATTATTTTGAAAAAAACAAAAAAAACATCCAAAAAGAAAACATCCAAGAAGGTCAGCCTAGACTTTTTTAAACTAGCTCTTTCAGATCTACCAGAGAGAACTGTTTTAGATGACTCTTATGGCAGAGGAGTTGTTAAAGGTAACACTGTGGGCCGAATGGAAGACTATTTAAATCAAGATAAAGAATAAAAAAACGATCTCCTTCGGAGATATAGGGTCAACAATGAATAACAATGAAAAAAATACAGATACCCTATACACCCAGAAAATTACAAAAAGAAATCCATAGTAATTTAAAGCGTTTCTCAGTTCTGGTTTGCCACAGAAGATTTGGGAAGACAGTACTTGCCGTTAATGAGCTTATAAAGACTGCTTTAACATTAGATTTACCACGACCTAGATGTTTTTATATGGCTCCTACGTTTGCATCAGCCAAAAGAATAGCCTGGGATTTTTTAAAACACTATACATCGGTTATTCCTGATATTGAATATCACGAAACAGAACTAAGAGCCGATTTTCCTAACGGAGCGAGGATACAATTACTATCTTGCGAAAGACCCGAAAACGTCAGAGGTATTTATATTGACCAGATTGTTCTGGATGAATATCAAAACTTTCCTCCGAATATGTTTGCTGAGATCATTCGACCAGCTACTAGTGATCGTGGTGGAAAAGTTATCTTTCAAGGAACCCCGAATGGATTTTCCTCTCCCTTATTCGAGATGTATCAGCTCTCTCAACAGGAAGAAAGCTGGTTCGGTAAGATCTTTAAGGCCTCCGAAACGGGCATTATCGAAGCTGAAGAGCTTAAAGAAGCCAAGAGAATTATGCCTCCAGAGGTGTATGAGGCTGAATATGAATGCTCCTTCGAAGCACAGGCCATTGGAAGTATCTACTCAGCATCCTTGAGTAAATGTGATGATGAAGGTCGAGTTAGTAAAATACCTTATGACTCAGCTTATAAAGTTTCCACCTTTTGGGATCTGGGAATGCAAGACAAAACAGCGATCTGGTTTGTTCAACAAGTCGGAACAGCTGTTCACTTAATTGATTACTTTGAAGACTCTGGAGAGAGCCTGGAGTATTACGCTACAGTCTTACAAGATAAAGGTTATCTCTATGATACGCATTATTTCCCTCATGATGCCAAAGTCAGAGAACTCGGTACGGGTAAATCAAGATTTGAGGTTGCTCAATCTTTAGGAATGCCGGTCTCGATTGTTCCCAAATTATCCGTTCAAGACGGAATTAACCAGGTACGAATGACGTTAGGTCGATGCTGGTTTGATTATGAAAAAACAAAACAAGGTTTAGATGCTCTTCGTCAATATCGATGGGCAACCAATGAAAAAGGAGAAAGTAAGAATAGACCAGAACACAACTGGACTTCGCACAGTGCAGACGCATTTCGATATATGTGCGTAGGGTTGAATGAAAGTAAACATTGGAGTTCTAAAATTAATTACCCTCAATTAGCAATCGTATAACATGGCAAAATTAAACAAAGACAAATTATTATCTCTCGTTTCCCAAGAGATCACCAACTCATTAGGATTTTATGGTGGAGATTTATCAGAACATCGAAGACAAGGTTTAAAATTTTACCTGGGGGAACCTCTAGGTAATGAAGTTGAAGGTCAGTCTCAAGTAGTCTCTCAAGATTTATTAGAGACGATTGAAACGATCATGCCTTCCATGATGAGAATTTTTACCCAGGGTGAAAGTATTGTTCGATTTGAAGCTCAACAACCTGAAGATGTCGAATTTGCTGACCAGGCAACGGATTATATCAATCATATCTTTTCAAAAGATAATAATGGTTATCAGTTACTGCATACGATGTTTAAAGATGCCCTGATCTCTAAAAATGGTTTTGTCAAATTCTATTGGAAGACTTCTCAGGAACAGAAAAAAGAAAGTTACTCTCAACTCACCGAAGAAGAATATCAAAAATTACTCCTGGATGAGGATATTGAGATTATCTCTTTAGAAGAAGAACAAAATGACCAGGGAATGACTTTGTATGATGTAGAAGTCAAACGAGTTAAAGATATTGGTCGTGTTTGCATTGAGAATGTACCACCCGAAAACATGATGGTCTCTCGATATGCTACCTCTTTAGATGATTGTAATTTTATTGCTCAACGAGTTTATAAAACGAGATCTGAATTAGTGGATATGGGTTTTGATCGTAAGATCGTAGAAGACCTCCCACCGAGTGATGAAGAAGTTTATAATGATGAAGCTGTAACCCGTAAATCTTACGAAGATCACACGACTGATTTTAATTATCAAAATATCGATCCTTCCATGACAACAGTGTTAGTGACGGAGTGTTATTTAAAATGTGATTTTGATGGTGACGGAATTGCTGAACTCAGAAAAATAACAGTAGGGGGTAATGGCTATAATAATTATCAACTCTTAGAAAACGAAGAGATTGAACAAATTCCTTATGCGATGTGCGTAGCAACTCCGATGCCTCATCGTTTCTTTGGATTGTCCATGTACGACTTAATTGGTGATATCCAAGAAATCAAAACTACCTTACTGAGACAAATCTTAAACAACGCCTACCTCCAGAACAACTCTCGATTAGTAGTTCAGGACTCCATGGCGAATATTGATGATCTGTTAGTGTCTCGCCCGGGAGGTATTGTTCGAGTGAAATCACCGGATGCTGTGAAACCCCTGGCAACCCCTAACTTCATTAATGAAGGCCTCGCCATGATAGGTAAGATTGACGAAATTAGAGAAGCTAGATCAGGTGTCTCAAAAGTTCAAATGGGATTAGATGCCGATCAAATCAATAAATCTCATACGACAGCTGTTAGTTCAAACTTAATGATGAACGCCTCTACACAACGAATAGAGATGATAGCTCGTAACTTTGCTGATGGGGTTAAAAAATTATTCCAGGGATTATTAACTTTGATTTGTACTCACCAAGATCACGAAAGAATTATTAAACTAAGAGGAAAGTTTGTACCGATTAATCCTCGAGAATGGGTAGATCGATACAATGCCACTGTTGTTGTAGGACTGGGTACAGGATCACAAGATCAACGCCTGGATGTTTTAACCAGAATTTTAAATGTCCAAGAAAAATTAATCTCTCGTGGTGGTATGGGTCTCGTAGATACACAAAAAATTTACAATACGATTGAACGATACCTGGAGAATGCTGGATACAAAGATGCGAACCAGTTCTTTAATAATCCGGCAACACAACCTCCGAAACAACCGATGCCGAAAAAACCTGATCCAGCCATGGCTCTAGCTCAACAAGAGCTAATGATGAAACAAGCTAAAGAAAGAGCTGAGCTACAGTTAAAGGCCCAAAAGCAACAAACAGACGCTCAATTAAAATCGACAAAAATGAGACAAGACGATCAACTCAAAAGAGAAAGATTAGATTTAGATCAACAACGCCTGGCAACAGAAATCATTAGAGATCAAAATTTAGAAAATTATCAAAAAGAAAAATTAGCATCACAAATTGTGAATGAACAAAATAGAGAACAATTAGAAAACGAAAAATTAGCAAAGGATATATTAAGAGGTAAATAATGTTTCAACCCTTTAACAAAACCAAAACATACCAAGATGTTATCCAAAGTAGAATAAACAATGAACCAACATACAACACTAACTCTGCTGGTATGTATCGTAATCCTTATTTTGATTTAAGAACCCAACAAGAACTCGCTGGTGAACTTGATCCGACTGCAACCTATCCTAATCCAGTCTTTCAACCGACAGTCACAGAAAGCACCCCCGAAGATCCGTATGCGTGTCCGATTGGTCAAACGTATGATCCAGTCTTAGGTCAATGTGTCGATATAGTCGAAAACAATGATGATGATAATAATCAACCAGACTTACCTTACCGAGGTGTAGGCAGTGTTTATAGCCCAGAACAAAATGCTTTTATGAATATGGGATTAGGTAGTGCCTACTTTGGTTCAGGGCCTATTGATCCTTATGGTGATGGTCTGGGTGGACTTTTTAGAAGATTTACTCCGATGGGCCAACTCATGACATACCTGGACACTAATCGATTAGTCAATTCTGGTGTCTTAGATCGTGCCGATGACGGAACGCTCACTTTTGCTAAAGGTGGTAATTTAAATTTAGTTCAAAACAACCAGGCATTTGAAAATCAGATGGCTAAAGACAATATGTTTAATTTTGCTCAAAATGTTTTAGGTAAAACTGCTGAAGAAGCCCAAGCAATGGCTGATGTCACAACGAGAGGTGATAAATCTGATGACATGGGTGACGTTTACGCTGGATTAGCAGTTCAACAAACACCTAACCAATCACAATATGGTGGTGGTAATACAGTTTCTTATACCGGTAACAATAGTGGTGACTCCTCTGGTGGAAGATCAAATGCAATGTTTACTGCAAAAACACAAAAATTTGCAACACCTACAAAAACATACAATACAGATAAATTTAAAGGAACAGGATTTATAGGTGGTAGATAAAGAAAAAGAAATTCAAAGAGGCCATAGAGCTAAACAAATTTTAGAAGACGAGATTTTTATCGAGTCTATCAACAAAATTCGTACTGAGTTAATGAACCAATGGTTAAACTCAGATGAAACCAGTTCAGAACAAAGGGAAAACATTTTTCGCATGAGAAGAATGTTAGAAGTTGTTTTGATGCAACTCCAGTCTGTCTTAGAGACTGGCAAGTTAGCAACCCAAGAAAAACAATCTCAATAAATTAAGGAGAGACAATGGCAGAACAACCAGCGATGGACTCTGCAACTGATAATTCTGTAGAACAGAAACCAGTTGAACAGAAAATATACAAAAGCGAACATGATGCAGTCGATGACATGAAGACCCTTTTAGGTTTACAAGAGAAATCAAGTGAACCTGAAGCCACAAGGACTCATGAAGTCGAGAGTGAAGTGTCCAACCCAGAGGAAAACGACTCTACAAAGAATAACGAAGACCTCGGAGAAGATGCAGAGCTTATCAACCTACTAGACGAAGAAGAACCTAGTGAAAGTAACGAGGAGTTAATCGACTTAGATGGCGAAAAACTAACCTTAGAAGAAATCAAAAAGGAACGACTCCGACAGAAGGATTATACTCAGAAGACACAAAAATTAGCCGAAGAGAGAAAAGAAATTGACTCACTAAAAACTAATTTGTCCAAAGAGTACGATGTGGCTAAGCAACAAAGAGATTATTACCAACAACAACTCCAGGTATTAACTCAACATTTACAACAGGCAGATAACCAGGTAGATCTCGATAGACTCTATCAAGAAAATCCAGCTGAATATGTCCGATTAAAAGCTGAACAGGATAAACGTAGAGAAGCTCTACAAGTTGCTCAACAAGAACAACAACGTATCCAGGCTGAAAAACAGCAAGAGCAAGAAAAGACATATAACCAGTATTTGGAAAAAGAAAGACAGATCTTATCTGAAAAACTTCCTTTGTATGCTGATAAAGAAAAAGGTCAAAACCTGAGAAAAGATCTTGTGAATTATGCGAAAGAACAGGGATACAGCCCAGAAGAGATTTCAATGCTGGTCGATCATCGAGCAGTGCTAATGCTCTACAATGCGTATCGCTATGACAAACTAAAAAAAGCAAACTTACAATCCAAGAAAGTTTCTAAGAAACCTAAAATTATTAGCACCACAAATAAAACTGTTGACGCACAACCTGAAGGTAATCGTAGGTTTAAATCTCAAATGGACAAGCTCAAGAAGTCAGGAAACATCAACGATGCAAAATCTGTCTTCGAAGAGATGATTAAACACAAAGCAATATAATAGAAAGGAAAATATCAAATGGCCGTTCCAAGCAACACATTTGAATCATTTGATTCCAATTCTATAAAAGAGTCGTTTGAGGATATTATTTACAACATCGCTCCAGCCGACACCCCTTTTATGTCAGGAATTGGTAAGGTCAATGTACCACAAACATTACATGAGTGGTCAGTAGACGCTCTCGCAGACGCTGGTGCAAACGCACAAGTCGAAGGTGACGACTACACAGCTGGTTCAAGATCAGCAACTGTAAAACTTAACAACAGAACACAAATCTCAGCAAAAGCTGTAGCAGTATCAGGAACCATTGAAACAGTCGACCAGGCTGGTAAAGGTTCTGAACTTGCTTATCAATTATCTAAAGCCGGTAAAGAGCTTAAAAAAGATATTGAAAGAGCTATGGTTGGAGTTGAAAATGCAAAAGCATCTGGTTCTTCAGGAACTGCTCGTGAGAGTGCATCTTTAGGAACCTGGTATGGTGGTAACATCCCTGGTACTGCAACTTCTGCTGATAACTATTCAGTAGGTGGTACGCCTTCAGCTGAACCAGCTGGTACTGGTGCAACTGCAATCGCTGGTGGTACTAACAGAACTTATACTGAAGCTCTACTTAAAGCTGGTGTACTCAAAGCCTATCAATTAGGTGGTAATCCAGAAGTAGTTATGATGACTCCATCACATAAGCAATTAGCTTCTGCTTTCACAGGCGTAAGCACAGCTTATAGAGATGCTTCATCAATGTCAGTAATTGGTGCCGTAGATTTGTATATTTCTGACTTTGGTGAATTATCCTTTGTCGCAAATAGACTACAAAACGCAAACAGAGTGGATATCTTACAGATGGACACCTGGGCGATGGGATCACTAAGACCTTTCCAAACAAAGGAATTAGCATCTTCTGGTGATAACGAGAAGAGATTACTCTTAACTGAGTGGACTCTCGTAGCACATTCACCAAACGCTAACTATGGTATCTTTAACCTAACTGCATAATTATTTATCTATCGAGGGGGTTTTCTACCCCCTCATTCATTTTCATATAGGAGCAACAATGTTTAAAAAATCTATTTACAAAAGAGGTAGTCATAAAGGCAAAAGCAATTTGACTATGACCAAAGGCGATGGAAAAGAAGTTTCTATGGCCAAAGGTGGTGACAGATTTTTCCAGATGGGCAAAAAGAGAATTGCTAATCAAGGTCTAGCTGTCATGGATACAATCGACAAGGAAATCGCAAACGCAATTAAATCATAATGACAAAAAAACTAAGCATTGATGTAGGGTCAGAAGTTATTAAGTCTAAAATTCACTTAGACGAGGGAGAGAAAAAAATACACATTGAAGACTCCCAGGATGTCTCAGAAATTTTAAGCAACAATAAAAGAGATGCTATCGATCAAGCTTACAAGATGAAAGGATTTCAAGATGCTAAAATGTATAAAGTGGCATCTATTCCTTTAATTGTCGTTCAGCAACTTGCACAAAAAGGAATTATGTATCCGAATGGTGCGATCAAAGATAAAGAACGCATGAAGAAGTGGTTAAACGACCCGGACAATAAAAATTTTAGAATTTACCAAGGTAAACTGTAATGGCTATCACCAATTTCACTAACTTAAAAACAACAATCGCTAATTATCTGAATAGAGATGATCTCACATCGTACATTCCAGATTTTATTACATTAGCAGAGTCTCGCATGAATAATGAGTTACGAGTTAGAGAAATGGAAACCATTGACACATCCACAACAACAGTTGCTGGTACACAAGCGTATAGTCTTCCTACCGGATTTATTGAAGCAAAGTATGTTATCTTTCAATCTGATCCGTATGCTATTTTACAATACAAAGCTCCTTTTGATTTCTTCAAAGACTATAATGCTAGTGTTAGTTCAGGAAGGCCGTCATTCTTTACCATTATTGGTACAGAAATTAACCTGGGTGTTACTCCAGACTCAGCAAAAACTTTAGAGATTGCCTTCTTTAAAAAACTCACTGCTTTATCAGATAGTAACTTAACCAATACCATTTTAACTAATTATCCTGATTTATATTTATATGGAGCATTAGCAGAGTCAGCTCCGTTCTTAATGCAAGATGAGCGACTCGATGTATGGGCCAAGTTATACAAAGAAGCTTTACGAATTGCTAACTCTAGTTCCGAGAATGGAAGAAGTGCATCTCAGAACTTACAAATGTCAGCTGATGTGGTGGTCTAATGATAAAATTTGGAGATTTACAATCAGATCTTCCGACTTACCAAAATACGGGAGCCTTAAAAGCTGATAATGTTATTCCCTTAAAAGAGGGATATAAAAGTTTCCCAGGATTTGTGGAATTAAGCGACACTGCTCTTAATTCAGTTCCTGTCGGTTTATTTACATCAATCGGAGCTACGGGCATCACTAATTATGCTGGTGATGAAACAAAGCTTTATCAGATGGATAACAATGGTGACTTCCAGGATGTCTCTAAGTCTGGTGGTTACAGTAACTCCACGACAGAAGGATCAAGAGACTTTTGGAGTTTTACTAAGTTTGGAGATAATGTTATTGGAACTAACTTTGCTGATAACATACAAAAGTTTGAAGAAGGAACAGATACAGCCTTTAGTGATCTTGTTTCTTTAAAAGCAAAATACTTAACTGTCGTTCGTGACTTTGTTGTTGCTGGATACACTGAAGAGTCTAGTACAGAATATCCTCAACGAGTAAAATGGTCAGGACTGAATGATAGTTCTACCTGGACACCGAGCCAGGCAACGCAATCAGGTTATCAAGATATACCTGGTGAACATGGAAGACTCATGGGTATAGTTGGCTCCGAGTCATTTGGAATTATCTTTTTTGAAAAAGCAATTTTTCGAATGGAGTATATAGGAACTCCATTAATTTTTACTTTTAACAAAATTGGAAATGTGGGATGCTTTGCTCCTCGTTCTATTTCTACCTTTGGTAATACGATCTACTTCTTATCTCAAGATGGATTTTATGCTTTAGAAGGTGGTCAAGATTTAATACCGATTGGATCAGCAAAAATTAACATTACCTTCTTTAATGACTTTGTTGCAAAACCAGAAAGTATTTTTAGTGCGATCGATCCTAACAACTCGATTGTTGTTTGGTCATATCGTGGATCAGGCTCCACAGGATCAGCTGGAGTAAATAATAAATTATTAATTTATAATTATTCTGTTGGTCGATGGGCCACTGGCTCTGGACTAGATTTATATTTTATTAATACAGCATCTCAGGAAGCATTTAATACCCTGGAGTCTTTAGATACTTTAGGCAACCTTGATGGTTTACCACGATCCCTGGACTCTTTCTTCTATGATGAAGGTGTGGTTGGCCTTGCTGGTTTTAGTGCTGATAAAAAATTTGGTAAATTCTTAGGAAGCTCTCTTTCAGCTACTGTGGATACCACAGAGTTTGAAGGAGTCGAAAACAAAAGATCTACATTAATTAATGCAAGACCGATAGTCGATGCTAATGGAGAAAACACCACTGTTACGATAACTCCCATAACTCGATCATCGCAAATGAACTCAGTAACCGAAGGCACAGCTGTTACAGTACGAGATAGTGGAGATTGTCCACTTAGAGCTACATCTAGGTATCACCGACTACGAGTCAATGTGACTGGAAACTTTTCTACTCTTTCTGGAGTAGATGTCGAAGCTCGACCTGAAGGAAAGAGATAATGTCTAATCAGTTTTTAACTGTACCTTTATCCAATCCTGATACAAAAGCTCATGCTCGACAATGTGCGATTACAATTAACAATGTGATGGATGGTAAACTGAACAGTACCGGAGAAATTACGCTGACTGCTTCATCAACCACCACCACCTTATCAGACGCTAGAATAGGTTTAAATTCTGTTCTGCTCTTTATGCCTCAAACAGCCAATGCTCGAACAGCATTAAATGGTTTGTATATAACAGGCCGAGGGAGTGGGAGCTGTACTATAAATCATCCTAGCTCTACAGATACGGATCAAGATTTATCTTATGTTATCATCGGATAAAGTTTGCACCCAGGTTCCCAAACAAGATGTTTTCTTAATTTGGACTAAGGTTGCACCACTGCTCCAAAAAGCCCTGGATGGCACATATGATATAATAGATGTGGAACAAGGTTTACAAGATAACCGGTTCCAATTATTTATCAGTTGGAATAATGGGATTGAAAGTGCAGTGATTACAGAAATAGCCGAATACCCTAAAGCTAAAGTGCTTCGCTATGTATTAGCTGGAGGCACAAACCTGGAGAACTGGCTAGAGGAAATACAAGAAGTTATCGAAAAATTTGCAAAGAAAAACCACTGTACGCAATTAGAGGTTGCTGGAAGAAAAGGGTGGTTAAAAAAATTAAAGGATTTTAAGGAGAAAGCAATTTTACTAAGTAAGGATTTATAATTATGTCAAAAGGATCAAACCCAACAAACGTCACAACAACATCAGAACAAGAACCCTCTGATTACATCAGACCCTACCTGGATATCGCCATGGATGATGCCCAGGCATTATATCAAAGCGATACACCTAATTTTTATCCTAATGCCACTTATGTTAATTTTTCTCCTGAAACCGACACAGCATTAGAGCTAACAAAACAAAGAGCGTTAGCTGGTAATCCTTTATTAGGTTCAGCTCAAACAGAGATAAACAAAATTCTATCAGGTGATTATTTATCACCTAGTTCTAATCCTTATGCTTCCGCTGTTTTTAATGAAATGGCTGATGATATTACTTCTAAAGTTAATTCTCAATTTACTAAATATGGTCGATTTGGATCTGGAGCTAACCAAGAAGTTTTAGCAGACTCATTAGCTGATGCTGGTAATCAATTTTTCTATAACAACTATCAAGACGAAAGAAATAAAATGATGGATGCCGTTAATGTAGCACCTGGTTTAGGTGAAGCTGACTATACTGATATCCAGGCCCTGGCTAATGTAGGTCAAGCAAGAGAAGACTTAGAGTTTGCAAAACTTCAAGACTCCATTGATCGTTTTGATTACGAACAACAAAAACCTTATATCAAATTAAATCAATATCTCGGAGCATTAGGATCATCTGTTCCGACCACGACAGTAGAAACTTCACCCGTCTATCGAAATACTGGTGCGAATATTTTACAAGGTGCTGGAATGGGTGCTGACTTAGGATCTACTATTGGACTAGGTTCAGGCACAGGAGCTATCCTTGGAGGACTTCTTGGAGGGTTCTTTTAATGGCAACAATCGATCTTAATGCAATCTTAAATAACTTACCGAGAAGCACTAAAGAAAACCCTAATCTCATTAACCCTAATGTGAATATGAATATGACTCCCAATGTTCAACCTGGAGTGGTTTTTAGTAAACCTCGTGTAGCTCAATCTAACCAACCTAATTTTTTCCAATCTCCTATACCTGGTTCTAAACCAAACATGAGACCGAGTATCTTAGATACAACTAACAATCAACCAAACATGAACCAAGCTTTTACGGAGGCTGGACTGTTAGATCAAAATGTACCGGTAGTTAATCAACCAGGCACACCACCTAATAAAACTAATAACTTATTGAACTTTGTCGGATCTCCTCAAGGCCAAGCATTCTTTGCTGGTATCGACACCAGGGCATCACAAGTACCTACATCTCTTGTTGAAAGACTACAACCTGGCTACCAGGCCTATCTCAAATCAAAATCAGATCAAATTAAATTAGCAAATGAGAAAGCTCAATTAAACAAACAATACGAGTTAGATCTCTATAATGCTTACACAGACAGAATATCTGCATTGAGTAAAGACAATAGAACTGCACTAGAAAAAGATATGGCTCTTTTATTTCCAAATCTCAAAGCTGGTTCGCCAGACTATCAAGCTCAAGCATTAAAATACATTGATACAAAATCAACAAAGTTTGGACAAAATAAAGACGATCAGACATTTATAATACAATACGAAAAAGACTTAGAAACCATTAAAGAATTTAGAGAAATAGCAAATCAAAGTAAGGATTTATCTAATGCTTATGTTAACATGGAAAGAATTTTAGATGACCCAGATATGAGTACTGGTGTTCTACAAGAAGCATTAATTCCCATTAAACAACTAGCTTTAAGTTTAGGATTGCTAAATGAAGAAGAAGCTAAAACTTTAGACTTACAGTTATTGTTAAGATCTTTTACTAGTTATGTAACACCTCGTATGAGACCTGTAGGATCTGGTGCATCATCTGACTTTGAACAAGCTTTATATGGACAAGCTAACGTACAGATAGGAAATTCTGAGTCTTCAAACAAATTAATTGTTAAAGCAAGAGCTTCTTATTCAAGAATGAATGAGGCGTATGCTCAATTTGCTGATGATTATTTAAGAAACAATAAAGATACCTTTAGTCTGAAAAACTTAGAAGAAGCTTTTGATAAAGACCTTTTAAATAACAGAACAAAATTAGAGAGAATTTTAGGAACAAAAAATATTTTTGATAATGATGATGTTTATATCAATGCTGTTAAAAACGGAAAAATAAACATTGGTGATGTTTATTATAACAATGACATCAATGACGACAGTTATGGAACATTTAAAATTTTAAGACAAGAAGATATAGAAAAGGTGAATAAGTTATAATCATGGGAAGTTTAATGGATGAAATGTAACAAGTAATATTGTTACAGATGAAAATTTTAAAGCTGACAGCACTGGTGCAAATGTCAATCGACTTGTTGGCCAGGGATTAACTTTTGGTCTTCAAGATGAAATTGATGCTTTTTTAAAATCTGCTTTTAATAAAGATCTTAGCTATGCCGATGCTCTAAAAAATGAAAGAGAACAGTTAGCTAACTTTAGAAAAAATAACCCGGTGACTGCTTTCGGTTCAGAAATGGCTGGTAACTTACCTTATGCACCTTTGTCTGTCGGTAAAAATCTCTTATCTACTTTTATTAGAAACGCTGGTATGGGTGGAGCTTATGGAGCTGGTACGGGAGAAGGCCTAGAAGACAGAGCAAAAAACGCTGGAGTGACTGCTGGTATCTCCGGAACACTAGGAACTATCCTAAGTAAAATCTTACCTAGAAGAACACCTGAGTCACAAAAACTACAAGAAGCTGGTATTGAAGTTACCCCTGGTCAAGCAAACAGAGGAACCCTAGTAGGTAATATAATAGATTACTTTGAGAAGAGAGCTACAGGCCTACCTATTATTGGTGACTTTATTAGTTCTGCTTTTGATCGTGGTTCAAGAGATTTTCAATTTAAAATATTTAAAGATTTTGCAGAGTCAGTAGGCATTAAACTAGATAACCAACTTAAAGATGCTGACAAGTTTACAATCTTTAACAAAGTGAATGAAGCTTACAGAAAAAAATACGATGATGCAGTTGGTAAGCTAGTTTTAGATAAAGATCAATTTACCAAAGAGATGACAGACTTTGCTATTTCTAAGGGCCTGAACAAGAACCAGGCAAATGAGTTTGTTAGAAAAGCTTCTGTAGAAATAACAAACCTTAAAGACAAAAAAATAACTGGTGAATTTGTTCAAGCAACTGATCGTCTTTTAAGAGATCTTATGAACGATAATAATTTAACTATTGATACGAAAAGATTATACGAAATGTTTTATGAAGATTTATTTGATGCTAATCTAAAAATGAACAGCAAAACAGGTGCTTTAATTGCTTATAACAACGTAAAAAAATACTACCCTTATTTTAAGACAATCGAAAAATCTGTTGGTAAGACCACCGCTGACACAATGACTCCAACTAATGTTTTAAGTGCTGGTAAATTAGGAAAAGGTGGTTCTGTTAAATATGCTACAGGCACAGCTCCTTACCAAGATATAGCATCTACAGCGAAAAACGTTATTGGAGATAAGGTAGGCGACTCAGGAACACAATCAAGATTAGGAACTCAAAGCTTGTTACTAGGTGGAGGATTGGGAACTGGTTATGCAATGGGCCAAGGAGTTGATCCTTTAATGGCTATAGGAAGTGCATCTATTCCTTTTGCAAGTTACGCAACACCCATAACAAATAAAGCAATGACAAATTTCGTAATACCTGGAGCAAGTAATTATTTACGATCTGCAACCAATCCAGGTTCAGTCGAGATTAAAGATAGAGGAAAAATGATGATGAACAACATGGGATTATTAGGGAATTAAAAAATGGCAATAAAAAATTACAGCACAACAGCTTCAAGCAACACAGCCGTTAACGGCAGTTCACTAGCAGAGGGTATGTCACCTTCAGCAGTGAATAACTCCATGCGTGAAATTGTTAAAGACATCAGAGATGGATTTAATGATAAAGAGTGGTTCATCTTGGGTGATGGCGACCAAGGTACGACATTTACGAGAGCCTCGGCAAGTAGTATTACTGTTGCTTCAGATATTTCATCTAGTCACCATGTAGGAAGAAGAGTTAAAGTTGTTGGATCGAACACCGGTACTATTTATGGAAAGATAGCAACTAGTTCTTATTCTTCACCTAACACAACAATTACATTTACTTTTGACTCAGGTTCTATTTCTAGTTCGGATACAACAGTCGATGTTTATGTGGGATCTACTTTTAGTAATCCAGCTACTCCTGTTATTGATGAAGATGATATGTCTTCGGACTCAGCTATTCTTCCTCCCTCTCAACAATCCACAAAAGCATTTGTCACTTCTGGTACTGTCACCATATCGAATAAATCAATCGATCTTAGTACAAACACCCTGACAGGAACAACTGCTGAATTTAATACAGCATTATCTGATAACGACTTTGCCACATTAGCTGGAACTGAAACCCTTACTAACAAGACTTTAACTAGCCCTGTCCTTAACACAGCGATCTCTGGTACTGCCTTTAAAGACGAAGATGACATGGTATCAGACAGTGCTACTGCTGTTGCTTCACAACAATCTATTAAAGCTTATGTTGATGCACAATTAACGGCCCAGGATTTAGACCTTACAGATGGAACTTCAACAATCGCTATTGACCTGGATAGTGAAACACTAGGTGTCTTAGGTGGTACAGGAATTGACTCCACAGCTTCCGGGAACAATGTTACCCTAGCTATAGACTCTACTGTAGCAACTCTTACAGGAACACAAACACTAACAAACAAAACGATTAGTGGTTCTTCTAATACCTTATCGAACATTGGTAATTCTAGCCTTACTAACTCTACTGTCAGTTATGGTGGTGTCTCTCTAGCTCTTGGAGCTACTGACGCTACTCCAGCTTTTGACTTACAAGATGCCACTAGTTATCCAGCAAGTGCTTTAACAGGAACAATTAGTAATGCACAATTAGCTGGTACGATTGATGCTACTAAAATTCATGACGGAACTATATCTAATACAGAGTTTGGATATTTAAATGGAGTTACTTCTGCTATTCAAACACAGATCGACTCTAAGCTAACAGCTTCTAATAACTTATCCGATATAGCTACTGCCTCAACAGCAAGAACTAATCTTGGATTAGGAGATATGGCTACACAAAGTGCGAGTAGTGTTGCGATTACTGGTGGTTCTGTTACAGGCATGGGTTCACCAAGTGCTGGATCTGATGTGGCCACTAAGACTTATGTCGATAACTTAGTCGCTGGATTAAAAACAAGAATTATTACAAGAGTCGCAACAACTGCGAATGTGGATCTTACTGCTGACCTACAAAATGGCGACACGATTGATGGTATTACTCTAGTTACTGGAGATAAGGTTTTGGTCAAAAATCAAAGCTCTGCTAGTGCTAATGGTATCTACGATGTAGTTGCTAGTGGTACTGCTACTCGAAATACTGACTATGATACAATAGCAGAATTAGCTGGTCAGATTGTTGTTGTTCAAGAAGGTACGACCAATGGAGATACAATCTATTTATGTACTACTGACACTGACGCAACTCTAGGATCAAGCGATATTACTTTTACAATTATTGAACCAGCCAATACAGGAACAGTTACTTCAGTAGCTGTTGCAGATAGTGGTAGTTCTGAATTTACAATTACTGGTTCCCCAGTGACATCAAGTGGAACTATATCTTTAGCTGTTAATAGTATTAACGCTACCAAGATAGGTTCTGGCACTGTCGATAACACCGAGTTTGGTTATCTCAATGGTGCTACATCAAACATACAAACTCAAATTGATGCTAAAGCTGGAGCTGGTTTCGCTGTAGCGATGGCAATAGCTTTATAAGGAGAAACAATGGCTCAAGATTTTGAAAGAAGTTATAGCTCATCGATCTCAAACGCATCAGGATCACCAACAACTTTGGTTACTTCAAATTCCGATGATGCTTTGATCTCTATTCGATGTGTAAATAAATATACTACAGCAGTTAATGTGACTGTTTTAATTAGTTCTGGTGGTACAGATTTTTATGTAATTAAAGATGCACCTATTCCTTTAGGTGGTTCATTAGAATTAATTGACTCTGGATCAAAGATTGTAATGCAGTCAGGCGATGTTTTAAAAGTTTACGCAGATACTGCCTCTGCTGTTGATGTATTAACTAGCTATGTTGATAGCATCTCAACTTAAAGGAATTATAAATGGCATATATCGGAGTACAACCTACAGATACTTATCTAAGTATTGCTTCCCAACAGATTACTGGTACAGGGAGTGCTACTTATACTTTAGATTATTCTGTATCTAATGAAGAAGATGTCGCTGTCTTTGTCAATAATGTTAGGCAGAATGTATCTAGCTATACTGTATCAGGCGACCAATTAACACTAGGGGGAACTATCTCTGTTAGTGATGAGTGTTGGGTATTATTTTTAGGAAGAACAGTCGGCACAAAGACACCCGCAGTCGGTTCTGTTACTAACGATATGTTATCTGGAAGTATTAATGAAAGTAAACTACTAGGTTCTATTCCTAACTCCAAACTTGCTAACTCCTCTGTAACAGTCAATGGAACATCTATTGATTTAGGTGCTAGTGGAACAATATCTGCGGGTATTACAGAAGCAGACCAATGGAGATTGACTGCTAATTTAGGAACTAATGGGGATATTACTTCTAATTTAGAAAGAGTAGATACTACTGGTTTTGGATATTTAGGAACTGGAATGACCGAAAGTTCTGGTGTGTTTTCTTTTCCAAGCACAGGAATTTACAAAATTGAAATGGTTTCAAGAGCAAATGCTGGTTGTACTACAGAAATTAAAGTTACCACAGATAATTCAACTTTTACTAATGCTACAACAACTCGATGTGCAAGCGACCCAAGTCATTATGGTTCATACTTATTTGATGTAACAAACACATCAACGCATAAAGTAAAATTTGCTTTGGATGGTATTAGTAGTGGTGTGTTAGTAGGAAATACTGATGTGAACAGAACATATTTTACATTTATTAGATTAGGAGATACCTAATGGAAGAAAATTATTTACAAGAAGCATTACACACTTTTAATGGTGGTGATTGGTATGGTTGGAAAAAAGATTGGACAGGGGAAAAAAGAATGTCTTATGAAAATGTAATTATCATTAAAGAAGGTGCAACTATGCCTACTGAAGCAGAAGTCAATGCAAAGATTGAAGAATTAAAACAAGAAGAAATAGATAAAGAAAACAACAAAGCATCTGCTAAACAAAAACTCCAAGACTTAGGATTAACAGTAGATGAAATTAAGGAGGCATTTGGTATCTAATGGCATTATCAACAATACCTTTTAGTGGACTAGGTGCAGACGCATCTAATCAAGGGGTAAACTTCCGTAACCTCATCATCAATGGTGATATGTCTATTGCACAGAGGGGTACTAGTGTTTCTAGTGTTTCTAGTTCTGGATATAAAGCAGTAGATAGATACAGATATGGTGCGGGTTCTGATATTGTAAACACATTTAGCCAATCCACAGATGTTCCTAGTGGTCAAGGTTTTAAGTATTCTCATAAACAAGAAGCAACAACTGGAGATGCTTCTCTAGCTTCTGACCAATACAATATTTTTCAACAAAGATTAGAAGGATATATGTTTCAATCAGCTAAGTTTGGAACATCAAATGCTGAAAGTTTAACTTTATCTTTTTGGATTAAAGCTAGTGTTACTGGAACTTATGTTGTTGAATTAGATAATATTGACGGTGGTGTATCACAATCGCAGTCTTTTACTGTTTCTTCAGCTTCTACTTGGGAAAAGAAAACCATTACTTTTAGTGGTGATACTTCTAACGCAATTAGCATAGATAATGGCAGAGGATTAGATTTAAACTGGTGGCTCGGTGCGGGAACAAATTTTAGTTCTGGCACACTTCAGACTACTTGGGGTACACAAACAGCTTCAAACAGAGCAGTAGGTGCTACTAACGCTTTTGCAAGTAATAACGATAGTGTTTACATCACAGGAGTACAACTAGAAGTCGGTACATCTGCTAGTGATTTTGAGTTCTTACCTTATGATGTGAATTTACAGAGGTGTATGAGATATTATCAATTATTAATAAATGGTGCTGACCAATCTTTTGAAAATTTTACAAGCTATAATGGTGCATCTGTTTACTGTGCTCATAGATTTAATGTAACAGGAATGAGAACTGCTCCTACTGGAATTACAAGTAATAATACAAATGACTTTGCATTTTATAGTCAATCAAATGCTCACTTTGCACCTACTTTAAGTTTTGACCACATTCATGAAAGAGGTTCTTGGATTTATTGCACCATGACAACTTCAGTTACCCAAGGCAGTTCTTTGTTTGGTAAGTCAAATACTTCAACAGCTTTGTGTGCTTTTGATGCGGAGTTATAAGGAGATAAAATGAATATTATATCAGTAGAAAAAAATTATGATTTAGATAACAATTTTACTAATTATAAAATTACAACAAATGAAAACTGTGTTTATTTTGCTCCTCACAACGAAGCAAACCGACACTACCAAGAAATACTAGAATGGGTAGCTGAAGGAAACACAATTACAGATAATGGGGGTGCAGAATGAGTTACATAGGCAGAGGAACAGACAGTATATCCAACGTAGAAGTTTTAGATAACTTAACATTTGATGGTTCAGCAAGTTACACCTTACAGAAATCCTCCGTAAACTTTGTACCTTCTAGTGCTAATAACTTATTGATTAGTATTAGTGGTGTGGTGCAACAGGGGAACTTCTCCGTAAGTGGGAGTACGATTACCTTTAATACCAATGTATCAGCAAGTGATACTTGTGATTGGATATTACATTATGGTACAGGGTTAATTACCACTGTGGCAGACGGAGCGATTACCGAAGCGAAGTTAGGCAACAACGCAGTAACTGCTAGTAAGATTGATAGTTCAGTAGCTTTAGGGAAGATTGGTCAAGTGGTTCAAGCAACAACAAGTTCAACTTCAACAATTACAACTACCACATTTACTGATACAAATTTAAGTGGAACAATTACTCCAACCGCTACATCAAGCAAAGTCTTAGTTACAGTATCTCAACCTTTTTATATTTATAGAACTTCTGCAAATGTAGAAGCATGGTTTAGAATATTAAGAGATGCAACAAGTGTTTGGGAAAGCACAGCAAGAGTATATGGATATAATCTTGGTAGTACTGCAACTTCGCAACAAATATATTACATTTTTAATTATAGTTATTTAGACAGTCCTTCAAGTACAAGTGCAATTACTTATAAAACACAAGCTCGTGTAACATCAGCTTCTAATAGTGCTGAAGTAAGAACAAACGACCAACCATCATCTATCATTCTATCGGAGGTACTAGCATAATGCCGTTGATACGTCTTAATAATCAATCAATCAGTTCTGTTACTGCTTTGCCTAGTGGTGTTGGTGGTAAAATTGGTCAAGTAATTACTTCAGTTCTTAGTACAACATTTACAACAACTTCTACAAGTTTTGTTTCAACAGGACATAGTGCTTCTATAACTCCTACTGCATCTTCAAGTAAAGTTTTAATTATGCTTAATGGAGGAGAAGCATGGAATAATAATGATGTAAACTATGGTAGATGGACAACTTTTTACAGAGGTGGAACAGATTTAGGTGGGGGTACTAATGGTTTACAAAAACATTATGCAAATACATTTTTATCTATGCCTCATAGTATTCATTATTTAGATAGTCCTTCTACAACATCTTCTACTACATATACAGTTTATCATAGAACTCAAGCTGGAACTACTTGGTATAACCATGATGGTGGTACAGGAACAGCTAACAAAGTTAGTTTAACTTTACTAGAGGTTCTAGCATAAATTTAAAAGGAGAAAACAATGACAGACATAGCAACAGCAATACAATCTCTCAACAAAAAGGGTGGTGTAAACCATGAGTTTGTTGTTAGAGGTGAGCCAACCAATGAAGCAGAATACAACAGTAGTGTTGATTATGTTTCAGGCAGTGATGCTAATGGTACTGCTATCTTCTCTGATACGAAGCCTTATACATGGTCAGAAGTCAGTGCTGAGAAAGCCTTACTCCAGACTGAGTATGACAACAATCAGTATCAAAGAGATAGAGCCAGTGCTTATCCTTCCTTACAAGACCAGTTAGATATGCAATACTGGGATAGTGTCAATGGCACAACAACTTGGAAAGATAAGATAGCAGAAGTCAAAGCAGATAATCCTAAACCCTAATTATAAATAACTTTCATGAAATTGTCTGACGATACCTCGATTTCGATGCCTATTCGAAATATGCTATCGATTATAGTTGGGGTAGCTGTCGGAGTTTATGCCTATTTTGGCATCATGGAAACGCTCAATCAACATAGCACCAGGCTAGAGTTGATGGAAAAAGACCTAGAGCTAAACACTGAGTTTAGAATTAAATGGCCCAGGGGGTTGATGGGCAATCTCCCAGCTGATGATGAACAGTTTATGTTGTTAGAGTTCTTGGCTGGGCAAGTGGAAAAGCATCAAATAATCTTAGAAGAAAACGCACATTCTAAAGTCATGATAGAACACCTCCAGGATGTGGTCGATCAACTATCTGGAGATGTAGAAAAGCTAAAAGATCAAACACGAGATATTAAATTTGCTAATGGGAACGGAGACCATTAATGATTAAGACAGTATTAGCCTTATGTTTGTTTAGTGGTGGTGTATTAATTGAACATACAATCCAGGACTCTGTGAGTGAATGCCTCAAGAACAAAAGAGTTATGGAGCGTAATATGAGAGATGCTCAGATTGTTTGTGGTGAAGTGGAAGCAGAAATAGACGTTAAAATTATTAACGGCAAAGAATACGAATTTATAAAAAGTATCTCAAAATCAAAAGGGTAATAATAAGAACTATTTGTTACCTGGTATTACTTAATCCCTGGTTACCTAGACTATAAAAAAATTTTATGTTCCTATGATCTTATGAGTACAGCAAAAGAACTACAGCATTTACTTGATAAGGCCAAAGAAGCTAATCGAGAACTACGCAAAGAAAACCGAGAACTAAAAAAAGAAAGCAAAGAAAAAGATCTGCACATTCAGTTTTTAACAGAAAGATTGTCTGTTTGGGCTGATCGTAACTTTGAAGAGAGACAAGCTAGGTTCAATATGACGATTGATGATGTCATGAAGTTTGCTCTTCAAAAACCTGATAACTCCAAAGAAAGAGAGTTAGCAGAAAAATTAAGTCAACAAAACTTAAACAATGAAAAATTAAAACAAGGAGTAGGTGGTGACAACACAAGCTGAAAAACTAAATAAACTAGATAAGGAAGTAGCAGTCATATCAGAGCGAATTAAGTTGATTGAGTCAAATCATCTTCGCCATATTGAGTCAGATATTTTAGCTATCAAGAGAGTGTTATGGTCTGTCGGTTTTCTTTTACTAACCCAGTTTATTGTTATCATCAAAGACTTACTTATTTGACTAACCCCTTGTAACCTTACGAGATAGTAAGGTGCTAAAGACTTTTTCGACAAAATTCAAAAATCAATAACATCATATTAAGGTGAAAATATTATTATTAAGTGATACTCACTTCCCAGCCCAACACCCGGATTACTGGCCTTGGATTAAGGCTATCAAGAGTCTAACAAAATGGAACAAAGTTATCCATATCGGAGACCTGGTAGACTTCTCTAGTGTATCTTTTCATTCTATCTCTGCTGAAACTGACAACCCTACGACAGAAGTAGAAAAAGCAAAAACAGAAATAAAGAAATTAGAAAAGTTATTTCCTAAGATGGATATCTTATATGGAAATCATGATATCCGAGTCATACGCAAAGCTGAGAGTTTTGGTATCCCCAGGAGCTTTCTCAAAGATCTCAATAAAATGTTTGAGATCAAAGCAAAATGGAAATGGCATGACAAGTTAATTGTTAAGCTTAAAAACGGAAACAATGTTTTCTTTACGCATCATTTTAAATCAAGTGTAATTCAAAGCTCTAAGGAGCTTGGATGTTCCCTGGTTACCGGGCATCAGCATACCAAGAGTGAATTAACTTATTGGTCTTCACCGACAGCACTGAATTTTGCGATGTGTATAGGATCAAGTATTAACCCAAAGGCTGAGAATTTTAGGTACTCGAAAAACTTTATTAAGAGGCCCATCATATCGATTGCTAGTATTGGTTATGTCGGATACTGCCAACCCTGTATCCATTCAATGCCTTTAGATAACAAAGGAAGGTGGACAGGCCAACTATGAAAAACAGTGACATCCTCAATATAGCATCACAGCTCGTCAATAATGATCGTAACGATCAACATGGCGACATGACTACGAACCATATTAATATTGCCAAGCTCTGGTCAGCCTATAAAGGCGTGGAGTTTACTGCTCATGAAGTAGCAGTCATGATGGCTCTATTAAAGATAGCTAGAACCAAGATAGGCAAAGTAAATCCTGATGATTATGTGGATGCTTGTGGCTACCTGGGTATAGCTGGAGAAATAGCAAGTGAATAATGGACATCAAAGAAAAAACAAAACAATCAATAAAAAAACATGAAGGTTATAGGCTAGAGCCATACAACCTAACTTATAACGGAGTGACAGAGTCCTGGCAGACTGGTGGATGGGGTCACAAAATATTACCCGGTGAAGAAATCCCAACTACCGAAGAAGGTTGGTTAGCTATCTTTGATAAAGATTTTGATAAAGCCTGGGATTCAACTGAGGTTTTATGTGAGACTTATAATTTACCAGATAATGAAGAGATGATGTCTATCTTGTGTGAGATGATTTATCAACTTGGATATAAAGGTGTCCAAAATTTTAAGATGATGATTAAAGCTCTCCAGGAGTCAGACTTTGTTGAAGCTCATTATCAAATGCTCGACAGCCGGTGGAGAAATCAAACAAAAAATAGATGTGAAGAACTAGCAGAAAGAATGAGGGATATATAATGTGGGGAATGTTAGTGAAACCATTATTAGGTGTAGCCGGTGATGTTGTTAAAGGTGTAGTCGAAACAAAAAAAGCAAAAGCTGAAAACAAACTTACCGAGATCAAAGCAAAGACTAAGTTAATGGAAAAACAAATAGCTGGTGAAATTGATTTTGACTTAAAAGCAATCGAACAAAGTGGAGATAGCTGGAAAGACGAAGCCTGGACAATTTTATTTATCATGATTATTGCTGGATGTTTTATTCCACCATTTCAACCTTATGTCGAAAGAGGGTTTAATGCCTTATCTGCAACTCCATCCTGGTTCCAATTTGCCATGTATGGAGCTATTGCAAGTAGCTTTGGATTACGTTCACTAACAAAATTCATGGGTAAAAAGTAATGGCAGAATACAAAGGAAGAAAAGTCACCCTCAACAAACCCATGGCTGGTGATGTTAAAAAATTTAAAGTATTCGTCAAAGACCCTAGCACCGGAAGAGTAAAGAAAGTTAACTTTGGTGCAAAAGGTATGTCTATTAAGAAGAATAATCCTGATCGTAAAAAATCTTATTGTGCTAGGTCAGGTGGTATTAAAGGCACGAATAATCGACTATCAGCTAATTATTGGTCAAGAAAGATGTGGAACTGTTAATGGCCTCTCAGAATGTACCCGTAGATAGAGCTTTGTATGCACGAGTAAAAAGTGAAGCAAAGAAAAAATTTGATGTTTATCCAAGTGCTTATGCGAATGCCTGGTTGGTAAAAACTTATAAAAAAAGAGGTGGTAAGTACCGAACCAAAAAAGCATGAGTAGAGCAAGTGGAGGATTAACCAAGTGGTTCAAGGAAGACTGGGTTGATATTGGATCGAAGAAAAAAGATGGAAGCTTTGCAAGTTGTGGTCGCTCATCCACTAAAGGCTCCAAAAGAAAATATCCAAAGTGTGTTCCAAGATCAAAAGCAAACAGTATGACTTCAGCACAAATTAAGTCAGCTGTAAGAAGAAAGAGAAACAAAAGACAAGGTGTTGGTGGTAAACCAACCAATGTAAAAACATTTGGCTAGTATTAAAGACGATATTATCCGGTGGTCAAAAGAGGTAATAGAAAAACCTAATGAACACCTGGGTAACTTTCCAACTTGTCCTTATGCTCAACAATGTCGAATACAAAATACTTTTAAGATTGAAGAACTTCATGAAGCTCAACAACTTATTCCCCTGGTGGTTGATTGGGCCAATAAATTAAAACGAACTCGATATCGTATCGTAGTCATTGGGTGTTCTGATTTATCTTTATCAGCAACAGAATTATCATCAGCGATAGAAGCTTTGAATTTTGCTTATATGCCCAAAGATGTTTATCTCATGGCCTCGCATCCAGAGACCGGAGATGATGACATAGATTTTCTTTACGATCACGAGTTTAAAACAGCAAACGAATTTTCAATGGTGTTGATACAACGCTATCAAGATCTTGAAGAGGCATCCGAAAAACTCAAGAGAGTAGGTTACTACAATCATTGGGAGAAGGATTACTACAAAGCAACTGTCTTACACAGGCAAGAACTACAAAGGAGAATAAACGATATGAGAGGCATGAAGAAAACTGCTAACAAGATCAACGGAAAAAAGAATAAGAAAAAAGATAAGAAGAAAAAAACTAAAAAGAAGTAATGAGCAAATGCGAAAGCTGTGGCTGTATCTGTCATCAAGGAATGACTTGTATGTGCGAATGTGCAATTTGTCGATGCCAGGAATGTAATGAAAAAAATATCTCTTCCTGAATACGTCAGTATAGGACATTTTAAAATTTACCTAACTCCCATCGATCATGATGTAGCCTACAATGTTTGCGAAATGCAAGGGTGTTTTCTGAGTAAACCACCCTACCAAATTTATTTAGATAAAGACATTATTGATCGAAATGATGTCGACAGTAAGAACCTGGTTATCCATGAACTCTGTCATGCGATCTACTATATCTATTTACTCAAAGACAAAGACGAAGAGTCGATAGTCAACGGAATGTCTAATGGCATTACTGAGTTATTTTATAAATCAGAATTAAAGGAGTGGTTAAAGAGTTGCGATGGTTAAGGTTTATTTCTTGGTCGGATATCTATGTACTTATCTAACCCAAAACTATGTCGACCCTCACTGTACGTCATTTGCTCGTAAGTATATGACGAAAGAAGAATGCAATAGAGATATTGAGTTCATTGATGCAGTGGCCCTGGAGCTACGCCAAACCACTTTAACACAACATAAATTAGCTTGTTTAGAAGCACCGATTAAAACACAAGGATCATGAGTTTATTAAATTTAGGAATTAAAGCTTTTCAGTATGCACCGAGAGCTATGGCTGGTGTTCGGTCTCTATTATCAGATCCTGTAAAAAGCACTGGACTTGTTACTGGTGGTATCCTGGGTGGTAAAGCTACTGAAGAAACAATCAACTCCGGTATCCTGGGTAACTCTAACATGATCCAGGAAGGTATGAACTTCTTTTCTAGCCCGGCAATCAACTTCCTTAATGACATCCGTAATACCCCATCAGGCTCTATCCTGACTCCTGACCTGGGAGCTATTGATGCTGAAAACAAATTTAATGAAGAACTTAACAAGAAAATAACAACAGCAACTCAAGACGATCAATCCAATATTCTCATTACACCTGAAGTAGAACAACCCTCAGGTCTCTTAACAACTCCCGAAATAGATCCTTTGGATTTTAGTAATACAACTCCAATGCCAGATCAATCTCTCTTATCTGATTATATTTTAACTGCCGAAGAAGCTCCTGAGACTGAAGAAGGTTTATTATCAGAGTCATCCAATCCTTATTATTCTGTTTTAGCTGAAGCTGTCCTGGATATGAATTTTAATTCTGGTTCAGGCCAACAGATCTTAAACCAAATAAATAATATGCCAGGCATCAAACAATCTGAGATTGTCGATACAGGATTAGATAATTTTCTTTCAGGCAAAGATAAAGTTACAAAAGAAGAATTAGATAACTATATCCTAGAGAATAATATCTCTACTAAAATTAATGATGTAGTTTTAGGTGATTTAGGTAGTGGCAAACAAATATCATTTGTGAAATCAAGACTATTTTTACCTGACTCTTTAAAAGATGTTAACAGCATTGAAGATGCAAAACTTGTTGTTAATAACGATTACGACTTATATGAAGACTTTAAAAGTTTTTATAATGCCTCAGGAGAAGATTTAGTAGTTAATGATCCAGCTACAGGATCAACTACTTTAAGAAGTGAAGCTACTACTAATTTCGAAGAATTAGAGGGCCAAGAAGAACAAAATGCAATCAACGATTATTTGTATTATGTTCATGGAATAACAGAAAAAGATGCAACAATTAGGCCTAAGTACGAGTCATATACTTTACCTGGTGGAGATAATTATAAAGAATTATTAATTACTCTTCCCACTCAAAATGTAATTAACTTTAATTCAAGCCACTTTTCTGGTTCTGATTTTCCTAGTGAAAATCTTTTGATTTCTCATGCAAGATTTAATGAAAGAGAAATTGAGGGCAAAAAGACTTTATTTATTGAAGAAATACAATCTGATCTTCATCAACGAGGTAGAAAAAAAGGTTATCAAGAGTCTGATTACAATATGAATGTCAATAATCTCAACAATGAAATGAGATCAATTAAAAAAAATATAATTGACCTAGAAGAACAACTACCAAGCTTAACAAAAGATGATTATAACAATCAAATAAATGAAATTAAAAATCTCGAACAAAAATATCAAGACGTAATAGAAAAAAGAGAAAGATTAGTTCAAGACAATAAAAAGAAAGTCCAGGATACTCCATTTAAAAAGAACTGGCATGAACTCACCATGAAGAGATTAATTAAATATGCTGTCGATAATGGTTTTGAAGCAGTTGCTTATACTCCAGGTGAAGTTCAAACTGAAAGATATAATTTAGCAAATTACATTGATAATATACAAATTAGCCCATCAGATAAAGCAGATGGCAAAATTTATTTACAAGCATATTCTGAATATAATCAAGATCAGATATATGGAAATCATATATATCCCGATCAATTAGAAGAATATGTTGGAAAAGAATTATCTGCAAAAATTACTAAAGATTTAAAAGAAAAAAATATTTTAGAAAATTACAAAGAAGCAAAAATATTAGAACAAAAAGGTGAATTTATAAATATTGATGGTCTATCTTATTCTGGTTTAGATTTAAAGGTTGGTGGAGAAGGAATGACTGGTTTTTATGATAAGATACTTCCATCTTTCTTGAATAAATATTTAAAAAAATATAACAACAAACTAAGTTATGTACCTAACTACAAAACAGAGAGTGGTGCATACAGCGATAATATTGATACAACCATTAGTTTTGGCCAACCTATTGATGATACGCCTCTTAGAGATGCTCAAACGATTGAAGATGCTTTTTATGATGTAAGAAATGATGAAAAGTTAAGAGAAGAGTTTTACAAATATGAAAGATATCGAGGTATAGATACCGATATTGTAAATAACATCAATGACGATGTATTGGTTGAACAGTTTTTAAGATCTGAATATGATATGGAGTACGAAGGTACTGGAATTGAACCAGTAACTATTGATAGTTTACCTTACTTTGAGATTACACCTGAAATGAAAGAAGAAATTGGCAAGAAGGGAATTACCATGGCTAAATTAAACTCAGGACTTTTATCTGTAGCTTAAATATTATAAGATCTTTGTACCGGGGTCTCCTTTTGTGTGTTGTTACTTAATTGGAAAACCCCGGCTATAAACTATTCTCCGAAAAACTCCCTGACAAAATAAAGTAGAACTGCAACTATACCGAAATGGACTAATAAAGTCAGTGCATCATTAATCATAGGGTCTCCTTTTGTGTGTTGTTGTGTGTTGTTGATTTTAAGGTACTGATTTCTCTATATGTTACAAGAAAAGAATGCACAATTTTACACAAAGGTTGTCGGAATTGTTGTTTATGGGGTGTAACACCTTGTTACCAAGGAGGTGTTAGTGTTGATTTTGAGGAAAAATGGCGATAAATGTGCTATTTTGTGCAACAC